ATCTGCGGACACTTTGGTGTTCAGCCATCTGAAATTGGTTTTGCCCCAAAGGGCGGATTAGGTGGCGCTGGTTATTCAGAAGGACAAGCAGAGAACGCAGAAGCGCTAGGCATTGGGCCTCTTGCTAACTGGTTATCAAAGCAAATTACAAACCTTTCTTACACATACTTAGGTATGCCGCGTGAACTTGAGTTTAAGTTGCTTACATCAGAGCGCAGAGACAATGAAGAAAATGCGCGCAAGAACGAGATTGAAGTTCGCTCAGGCGGTAAGTCAATCAATGAGCGCCGCTCTGAATTAGGTTTGCCTTTACTTGATACACCGCAAGCAGACATGCCAATGCTTGTAAGCGGTTCATCTGTTTACTTGTTCTCACCTGACGGAATGATTGATGCATCAACTGCTTCTGTTGCTCCAACATTGAGCGGCCCTGATGCAACACCTGATGCACCTGTAACTCCAAATACTCTTGAGGAAAAACCTGCAACTGAGGTTAAGCCTGAAGAAGATGAAGTGACAGAGGTGAAAGCGTTTATGAAGTGGGCGGCTAAGGGAAAGCGCGCACGACTTTTTGAATTCAAATCGCTAGATCCAATTGTGGGAGATGCTCTTAACCGTTGTGCTTTTGATGGCGATTTGGAAACCGCTAGAGCGCTGGCTAAGGCTTATCTAACATGATTGAGGGCGCTCTCAAGGCAGATGGGCGCATAGCGGCAAAGAACGCAGTAAAGATCAGAGCGGCACTGCGAGAGTTAGCGGACTACAAACAAGTCTTTAACGCTTATCAGGAAACACACCCAATAAAAACAGACAATCTTGCAAAAGATCGCGCCCGCGCTCGCGCATGGGCAATTATGAACATGACTCAACTGCGTACTGAGGCTCTTGCTTCTGCATTGTGGCGCACATGGGCTGAGGCTTATGTTCTAGGTGATGTTGCCGCTGGCGAGTGGATACAAAGAGCCACAGAACTTAAAAAGGCTGATGATGGTTACATTGACTGGTCTAAGTGGCAACCAGGAGACAGAGCCGCGGCATTGATGTTGCGCAGGCCGCAGGCATTTCAAAAAATCTTAGATCAAACAAACACCTCAATCAGAGGCATGACTAGAACAAGCATTACAGACATTGGTAACGCCCTGGCTGACTCTATAGATCTAGGTTTAGATGCAGAAAGAGCGGCTGTTTTAATTGGCAGACATGTGGCAAGCCCTGCAAGAGCGCTGACTATTGCCATTACAGAGCAGAACCGCGCCATCTCTGCGGCAACAATTGCCCGCTACAAAGAAGCAGAACTTGAAAAGATGGAATGGCATGTGTCAGATCCATGCGATAAGTGCGCAATGAACGCCAATGTTGAGGTACAGATTGGTGATACTTTCCCATCAGGTGCTACCCAACCGCCTGCTCACCCACACTGCCGTTGTGTTTTGCTACCTGTAATTCCTGGCATGAATGAAGAACCATCACTAGCCCCTACTGCACCTGTTATTACCCCTGGCCCTACTCCTGCTTCTACTGGCACATGGGCAAAAGTTACAGAGCAAGCCTGGGTAGATCGGCAGATTGCTAAGCGAGCGCAAGACAAGCGTTTTAATGTGCCGTTTAACGAAGTGCAACTGAAGATCTTAAGAGATCAGGCTAAAGATGCGGACATTTATCAAAAAGGCCCACATGTTTTGCGTGTAGATAAAAACATGAAGAACCCGCCTAGCCAACAAGACATAGAACAATTTATGATCCACTTTGATGAAGTGTATGAAAAATTACCTGAATGGCGTAAGTTTGACCCTAATGGATTTGAGCGTGGTTACAACTTAATTATTAATGGTGAAGCCGCTGGTAATACTTTGGCTTACACTTATTTAGGTCATGACACTATTTGGTTCTCAATCAAAGACATTAAAAGCGCTACTGATGCGCCTAAAGATTGGAACGGCTGGTTTATGCCTGCGGCTAACACCACCAATGAGAACCTTTACACAGTGGCTCACGAACTAGGGCATACCGTAGATAGCCCCGCAAACTTTGATAGAGGTAAAATTTCAGGAGCATTAAAGCGTAAATACCCTGATCTTTTCTCTAAGTATAGTAAGAGAGATTCTGAGGAAACTTATGCGGAGGTATTTGCTCAGTATCTTTTAGGAGAACAAAATGCTGTAACGCTGGCTTATGCTGAAAAATTTGGTTGGAATTTAAGTGCAAAAGATTACTATGAACAGATTGATAAGTGGAAACCAAACCTGCGTACAAATTTGGCAAGCAATTAAGGAGGCGCAATGAAAAGCAATGAACCGATTGATGAAGTCCTGGATTGGGAAGATTACGCAATGATGCCCAAATTTGAGTTGCAAGAACGGGCGTTGGCTGATGATAAGAAAGCCCAAAAGATTTATTTAGAGCGTTACGGCAAAGAGTAACTTGATACAGTATGCAGTAAGGTTTTGAGAGGATTGTTATGCCATACCACATTGGAGACAAAGGAACACATGGGTGTTCAGGTTATCCCGTGGTAAAAGATAGTGATGGCGAAGTAATGGGTTGCCATAAAACAGAAGCAGATGCAAAGAGACAATTAGCGGCTCTGTATGTCAATGAGCCTGAAGCAAGCAAGAGCGCAGACAGTGGATTTGTTCCACCTCAAGAAGTGCGCAATAACGCAAAACGCGGATTAGAACTTAGAGAAAAGTATGGCCGTGGCGGAACAGCAGTTGGTGTTGCTCGCGCCCGCGACTTATCAAACGGAAAAGCATTATCATTAGACACATTAAAGAGAATGAACTCTTACTTTGCCCGCCATGAAGTTGATAAAAAAGGCAAAGGCTGGGGCGTAGATAGTGCAGGCTACATTGCTTGGTTGCTTTGGGGCGGAGACGCTGGTAGAGCATGGGCTAAAAGAATTACCAGTGAACAGGAAAACAAGGAGAAATCAATGGCAAGTAATCTAACAACCACCTCATACTTTAGTATTGAGAAGGCTGACCGCAATCCTGACGGCACAATGACCGTTTATGGAAAGGCCACAGATGACTCCATTGACATTGATCAACAGATTTGTGATGGCGATTGGTTAAAGCGCGCAATGCCCGCCTGGTTTAAGTCAGGTGGAAACATCAGAGAACAACACAGCAACATTGCCGCTGGCGTTGCAAAAGAGTATGAGGCTAAGGCTGATGGGCATTACATTGGTGTTCTTGTTGTAGATCCTGTTTCTGTTAAGAAGGTAGATGCTGGCGTACTCAAGGGTTTCTCAGTAGGTATCAAGAACCCACGCGTTGTAAGAGATGCAAAAGCGGCAAATGGCCGCATTATTGATGGGCAGATTGTAGAAGTTTCTCTTGTGGATCGCCCTGCTAACCCTAACTGCCAGTTGGTTTTGGCTAAGTCTGTTGAAGGTTACAGGGATTTGATACGGGTTGAGGAACTAATTGAGAAGAAAGAAGATGAAAAAGATCCATCTCAAGTAATTAAACCGCGTAAGGGTGAACCTGCGGATAAAGAATTATACGCAGAGGTTATTAGAGCGGCTAAAGAAAAGTTTGATGTGTACCCATCTGCCTATGCAAATGCCTGGGTTGTCCGCGAATACAAAAAGCGTGGCGGCAAATACAAGGCAGAGAGTAAGAAAAAAGGTTTACAATCTGATAATAATTTAATCAAGGAGAACCCAATGGGAACAGAAACAATTGCCGTACCTGAGTCTATCTTGGGCGATCTTTTTAAGTTTGATAAAGATGAGTATGAGCGCGCCCGTGAAGCGTTAGCAAATCTTATTTCTATTGAAGCGCAGGAAATGAAAGAGGGCCATAATGAAATCCGCTCTATTTCACATTTACTAGAAGCCGTTGCTCATCTCCATGCTTGGTATGAGGGCGAAGAAGAAGAAGGAGAAGTAATGGAGGAGACAGAAATAGAAATGGCGGCTAAATCTAAAAAAGAAATGATGCCTAAAGAGGGCGAGTCACTCAAAGAATTCAAAGCGCGTTGCAAAGAAGCGGGCATGCCTGATGATTATGCTGATAAGTGCTATGACAAATACATGAGCGCTCATAAAGAAGCAGACGCAGACGCTTGCCCTGCATGCGGCAAGATGGGTTGCAAATGCACAGCCGCAATGAAGGAAGCGGCTATGAAGAAGAAGAAAGAAGCAGAAGCAGATTTAGAAGAAGATGACATGAAAGATGATGCGGCTAAATCTGCCGACATTGCTAAGTGCTTAGAATGTGGTTGCACACAGCCAGGCACAAATCATGGAATGACAACAACAAATGATTTTGCAAATGTTGCAAAACCATCTCATGTTACAACAGCAACAATGATTAGTGCAGGACAGACCGCAGGTGTTCCATTTAGCGCAACTGTTACTGACTCACAGGCATTGATCAATGCACAACTTGGAAACAAGTCCGCAGAAGGTGAAGAAGTCCCTGCGGCTGAAGAAGAAAAGACAGAAGAAGTTTCTGCTGATGAAAACTCAGCGGAGAAGTTAGAAGCCATAGTAGAAGAAGTGGTAGATAAAGCAACAAAGGCTCTCAAATCAGAGATTGCTAACCTTGTGTCCGCAAAAGAGGCGGCAGAAGCACAAGCAATGAGTTTGAAAACTGAGTTGGCAACCGCTAAATCTTTGGCTCTAGGCGGAGGCCCAAAGCGAACAGTAAACCCAGTAGATGTGAAAGCAACTTCTGACCTGCTCACAAAGGCCGCTGTTTACAAAGCGAAAGCACAAGCAACAACTGACCCAGTTCTTGCTAAGGGATACAAGCAACTTGCAGATGAATTTTTTGCAAAGTATGACGAAACCCTTAACAAGAGCAACTAACTCAAACAACTTATCTCTGAAAGGATAACAATGGCTCTCAACGCTCCAAAGGTCGCTGACCTTTTTAGTGATGCAAGTCCAAAGGAAGCCGCAGAGCGCTTTGAGGAGTTCTCTACAGAACTCACAAAGAGCCTCTCACGCGCTACTAATGTTCCAGGACAAGCACCACAGGCTGATCCACTAGCACAGATGGAAGCACTTGCCGCAAGCAAGTCACTCACCGCTGATGCCGCGGCTGGATTGAACAATGCACTTGCCGCACAACGCATGGCAATGCAGGACATTCAGAAGGAAATCACACTTACCACACCACTTACAAGTTCTTTTGCGGCATTTGACCTAGAAGCACCTGCTAAGTTGCTAACACCACGCCCAACTCCATTGCGTAACCGTATTCCACGCAAAAAGGGAATTGGTACTTCACACCGTGTCAAGAGAATTCTTGGTTACACAGGTACAGGTACAGGCGGACAAGGACAGATTTGGCCTGGTATTACAGAAACTACTCAGAACAACTTTGCACCAGGAGCATCTAACCCGTTCTATCTAGAGCGCGGCCCACAGATCTCTTACACAGCAGATGATCTGATCTTGCCTTACAACTCATACTCACTATCTGATCAGGTTTCATTTGATGCAAACTTCTCAGGTATGGGCTACGAAGATCTCCGCCAGTTGTCATCAACTTCTACTCTATACGCAACAATGCTTATGGAAGAACGCATGATGCTTATGGCTCGCGGAACAGCATCAGGATACTCAGGCACAATTGCCGCTCCTACTTACACAGTTGCTTCACCTGCCGCTGTCGCTGGTCAGACAGGTTTTGCCGCTGGTGATGCTGGTACTTACTATGTTGCTGTTTCATCTGATGCTGGTATTTCAGCAAACGGTTTTGGTGAGTCAATTCTTGGTTCTGTACTTTCAACAGCCGTTGCTTCAGGTGATGTTATTACCGTAACTGTTTCAACTGCCGTTACTGGCGCACTTGGTTACAATGTTTACGCAGGTATTGTAAACAGCGCATCATCACTGAACTACATTGGAACACTCAAGGGAACAGGTACATTCACCATTCAGGCCGCTGGTACAACTGGCCTAACAGGTAACAATGCGGCATACGCAACCACAGGTGCTTCATCTGCTCGTTGCGCATCAACAAACACATCTGCTTACGCAACTGGTTATGACGGAATTCTTCCTACAGTTCTAGGCCCTAACACTGGTTACAACAACGCAATCAACAGCGTATTCAATGTAAATAACCCAGGTGTAGAGTTCCAAACAGTGTTTGCTAACCTCTATCAGAATGTTAAGGGTGACCCTGACATTGTTCTTCTCAACGGAAATGATCGTAAGCAACTTTCTGATGCGATCAAGAACGGCTCAACAGCCAACTACCGTTTGGTTATCAATGATCCAGGTGAGGGTGGAACTACATACGGTTCTATCGTTACAGGACTTCAGAACGAAGTTACAGGAAAAGCAGTTGATCTCATGGTTCACCCGTGGCTCAACCAGGGTGTTGCCCCAGTTCTTTCATGGACACTCCCAATTCCTGATACACAGGTTTCTGATGTTTGGGCGAACTTCATGGTTCAGGACTACATGGGTATCCAGTGGCCAGTAACTCAGTTCACTTACGACTTCTCAACCTACTTCCGCGGAACTTTCTTCTGCACCGCTCCTGCATGGAATGGCGCAGTTTCAGGTATCGTTTCAGCGTAATACAACTAAATAAGAAGGGAGGGGTGCGGTGTAATAGCCGCACCCTTTCCCAATTTACAAGGAGGCAAAAATGGCAAGATGGGTAGCACCTGACAGAGGCGTAAAAGAAACTGTTATTGGCGGTAAAAGTTATTACACAGACCGCCAGGGAATTTATACTGTAGAAAACAAGGCACATCAGAAGGCAATGAAGGCAGAAGGTTTTTTTGAAGCGTCATTAAATCCGATTTCTGCTCAAGACCGCATGCGCGGATTTACTTGCGTAGAATGTGGCTTTGAGGGCTGGTTTCGCAAATGTGGGCGTTGCGGATACGAGTCACAAGAAACACAGCGAGATGGAGAATAAATAATGACCGTTGGTATTACGCCCGATACAAGTAATGAAAATCCCTACATCACCGTAGCGGAATACAAGAACGCTCCAACAGCATTAAACATTGACATGCTTGTTGTGGGAGGCAATGCCGCGGCTCAAGATGCAGAATTAGCGCAGGTTATTTTGCGCGCTTCTTCATACATGAATGAATACTTTAACCAAAATCTTGTAGCAGATGAATACACGGAGACACAGCGCATACGGTTTTCAGGTTCTAGCGGTTACTACGCCCTACACCCATACAACGCGCCTATTATTTCTCTTTCATCATTTCAATACGGTTCAGACCCCAACCAGTTATACAGCCTACAAGACTGCTCTGTAGCCTGGTTTGAAGGCCAACAAATCATTATTCCTAGCAATCAAATTGGCTGGCAATTTACTTCACAAGGCCCATTAGGTTTTGGCGGCCCAACTGGACAATACCAATGGACATTTACCAAATACACCTATGTTGCAGGTTATGTAAATACAACCATGATAACAACGACAAATGCAGGCGCAACTTCACTAACTGTTGATGACCCAACAGGCATTATTGCAGGCCAACATTATCGGATTTATGATGGGGCTAGAAGCGAGCGCGTAACAGTAAGCACAAATTACACATACGGAAACCCAGTTGTTACTCTTGTAAACCCTATGATTTTTGCTCATGGAGCAGGAGCGGCTTTTGGTAATCTGCCTAATGCGCTTAAAGAGGCTTGCATTTTAATTACAAGCGCTTTCATCAAGATGCGCGGAGATGCATCAACAACTATGGCTTACACAACCTCACCATCAGGAAACATTCCTGGTTCTACCCGCTATGGAAGTGACATTCAGGTAGCCCTAGACATGGTAAACAAGTTCCGCAGGATCAGATAATGACTGCCGTACCTACGCTTACAGGGCGCAATGCTGTACGCAAAACCCTTTCATTGTTTTTGGCCAATCCCCAAATTCAAAACTTAAATCAGGTTTTTACATCTTTTCCTAAGATTATTAACTATCAAGTTAATGCAGAGCCAGGACAAGCAACACGCGCCGTAGCAGTTGTTTACATTGCTGATGAATACGAAACACGCCTAGCAATTGGTGGCGCGCATGATGGTTGGAAGCGTATTGATTACACCGTAATTGTTCAGGTATTTTGCATTTCTTTCCACAGAGAAGCAGAAGATGTAATGACTGACTTTGATACAGTTATTGATAACATCAAAGAACGCTTGCGGTCAGATCATAACTTTGGCGATCCAACAGGCAACCTTGTTTGGCAAGGTGCAGAGCCAGTTATTCAAGCCCGTTATGGCGAACCTTCTACAGAAAAAGAAGGCGTTACAGAAATCTTTGCTGAGATACAATTTCCAGTAACACAGATGATCCAAGCATAGGAGCATGATGAAATACAAATACAACGGAACTGATGAACGCGTGTTCCCTAGCATTGGGGTAACTGTAAAACCTGGTGATGAGTTTGACGCACCTGAAGATTTTGTTGCAGTAGATGTAACTTCTGCAAGCGCAAAACCATCAGTTACAAAACCAACAGAACCAACAGAAACAACAACCGTGTCTGCCGCGTCAGACAAGAAACTAGGAGCGTGAAATAATGTCTGTTCAACAGTCCGTACGCTCGTACTTGGGAATTGCTAAAGAAGTAACCCGTGGTACGGTAGTAGCACCAACCGACTTCATTCCAGTAATGAAGGATAGCCTCAAGCCAGTGGACATTGTTGATCCGCTTTATGACACAGGTTTGCGTGGCTCAAATGCTCTCAACTACAACTACATTCAGGGCCGCACACGCTCAACTGTAGATTTTGGTGGAGCAGTATTTGCCGATACAGTTGGTTATGCAATTGCAGGTGTTTTAGGATCAGTGGCAACTGTTGGTGCTTCAGCACCATACACCCACACAATCTCACTATTTAACAGCCTTGCATCAGGTGGAGATGTTCAGCCAATTTCTTACACACTGACTGACTTTTATGCTGTAGATGTTCGCTCATACCCAGGTTGCCAATTCTCTGATTTCTCATTGAAGTTCAACGCAGATGGCATGCTTGAGTATGATGCAAAAAGCACTGGTTGGCAGTCACAAACAGTTGCAGATCCAACACCATCATTCTCTGCACTTCTACCAACACCAGTTTGGCGCGGTACTGTTTTAATCGCTGGATCTGCGGTATCAACTGCAATGACTGGCAACATTGACATGAAGCGCCCTGCAACACCTATCTATGGCATTTCAAATACGCAAAACCCATACCAGGTTTTCTTAGGGCCACTAGAAGTTACAGGAAAAGTAACATTTGTTATGGACAATGACTCACAGTTACTTAACTTCCTTAACAATTCACAACCTGCGCTTGTGTTTAACTGGAACTACGGTACAGGTTCTAATGAAGTTCAGATCCAAGCAACTCTTACTAAGGGCGCTTACACCACTGGTGTGATTGAACGCGGTGAAGATTTTGTACAGGTCACAGTGGACATCAACGCTCAGTCAAATACAACTGATGCTGGTTCTTCAGGCGGATACTCACCTATCAAGTGGGTTCTCAAGAACGCTAAGGCTTCAGGTACATACGCATAAAGTAGATCAGGGCGGTGGTGTGGTTGTAGAGCGATTGCCTTCCCGCTCTCCCACACCACTTGCTCTCTTTTTAGGTATGATTACAGGAAGGCAAACTAACAGGAGGCAACATGTCTAAAGAAGTAACACTGCCATCAGGGGCAAAAGTAACCCTTAAAGATCCATCAACATTGCGTGTAAAAGATCGCAAAAATGTTATGCGTTCTGCGGATAATGCAACAGGTGGAGATCTAACAAAAGCGCTTGCATTAGGTGATGCCCTAATTGCCATGCTTGTTGAGTCATGGTCATTTGATCTTATTCCACCATCAATCAAACTTGAGTCATTAGATGAATTAACAATGGCCGATTATGACGCTTTGGTAGAACATACAAAAGATGCTCAAAAGTATCTGTTCCCTAATTTGGCTGAAACGCCACAGACAGAGGCAGACCCAAAAGCGCCTGGCGAGAACTCCAACGCTTAAAATGGTTACTCAAGGGTGGGGAACGCCATGAGGCGTTCTCTTACCCTGACGAGCATTGGTATTACTACCAAATGGCAGAGCGGTTTGGTTGGACACCTGAACAGGTAGATAACTTGCCCGCTGATACGGCAGATTGGTTAATAGCAATTGCTAGAACCGTTGATGAAGTGAAGGCAGAGGGATTGAGGGAGTAAATGAGCGGCATCATTATTAAGAACCTCTCTGAAGTTCTCGCCGCCGTTAAAGGAACTGAAACAAAAATTGAGCAAGGTGCGCAAATTGGAATTATGCGCGCTGGCCTTGCAATTGAACGACAAGCAAAATTAAACTTTCAAGGAACACGCAGTTATGAAAAGCGTGTAAGCAAAAATGGCAGAGGTTATTTAGTTATTACACCGCCAAAACATGTTGGTGGATCAGGGCCAAATACAGTTACAGGCAATCTTAAACGATCTATTAGAACTACATACCGTACTGGTTTTGGCAGTTACATTGCTGAGATTGGCCCAACATTAATTTATGCTCGCCAGGTAGAAAAAGGCGGTGGCAATTGGCGTTCAGGGGTAAAATACCCATACTTAGAACCTGCGGCTTTGATGCTATTGAGAAATGGCACAATCAACAGAGTATTTTTAACTGCTATTAAAGAGAAGTTGGGGAAATAAAGCATGGCTGATTTAATCCCCCCAATGTTAATTAAATTACAGGCAGATGTTAATGATCTAAAAGTTGGTTTAGCACAAGCAGAAAGTGCGCTCAAAGGCGTAGATGACTCTGTAAAAACTGCCTCAACTGGCATGACAAGTTTCATGAACAACATTAAAAAAGTTGGCGCAACAATGGGTGTTGCGTTTGCTGGCCAACAGATTGCTCAGTTTGGTAAAGATGTAATTATGGCCGCTAGTGACATGAATGAGTCACTTGGAAAAGTCAGTGTTGTATTTGGTCAAAGTTCTAATGAAGTTGTTGCTTGGTCAAAAACATCTGCTCAGGCTATGGGTTTATCAAGTCAGAAGGCTCTTGAAGCCGCTGGCACATACGGAAACCTTTTTCAAGCATTTGGATTAGGTCAGGGTCAGGCTAAGGACATGTCCACAAGCCTTGTTCAGTTAGCCGCTGACATGGCCTCATTTAACAATACATCTATTGATGATGCAATCCTTGCATTGCGTTCAGGACTTTCAGGTGAAACAGAACCGCTCAAGCGTTTTGGTGTTGCTCTTAATGATGTGCGCTTAAAAGAACAAGCAATGAGCATGGGCTTGATAAAAACCACAAGCGGTGTTTTGCCAGTAGCGGCTAAGGCTCAAGCGGCATACGCACTGATTTTGCATGACACAGCGCTTGCTCAAGGTGACTATGCGCGTACCGCAGATGGTGCGGCTAACACCATGAGATCTTTGGCGGCTGAATTTCAAAACGCAAAAGTTGCTTTAGGTAATGCGTTGCTTCCTGCTTTTAGAGCGCTTCTTTCAATTCTTAAATTGATTGTTCCTTTATTAACGGCAATTGGTACATTCTTTACAGAAAATGCTGATGCAATAAAAACATACGCAACATTTCTTTTAGCCGTGGCTGGTGCTTATGTTGCTTTAAGAACAGCAATAGTTACAACTAAAGCAGTTATGGTTGCATACAATACAGTGCAAGCCGCACACAACGCTGGTATCACTATTGGAAAAATGCTTACCGCTCAATTTAGAGTTCAAATGATGTTGCTTAATGCAACTATTAAAGCAAACCCAATTGGTTTTCTTGTAACTGCTCTGACAGTTTTAGGTGCGGCTTTTGTTTGGGCGTGGAAAAAGAGTGACACATTTAGAAGTGTTGTTGTTGCTGGCGCTCAAGGAATTATGTATGCGTTCTCAGGCATTTTGGGCGCTATCAGTAAAGTGCTTGGTGTTATTGGCAAGATCCCTGGCATGGGTTGGGCTAAAGGTTTATCTAAAGGCGCAGAAGATTTTGCAAATAAAATTAACATTGCTGGCAAAAATTTAGTTGATCTTAAAAACAAAGCCGCAGGTTATGGTGAAGGCGCATTTACTTATGGTTCAGGCGGCGCTGGCGCTGGCACTGGCACTGGTACTGGTACTGGTACGGGAACTGGTACAGGCAAAGGTGGCTTAGACTCAAAGGCAAAGAGCAAACTTGAAGGTTACAAGAAAGATGTTCTTGCCGTTTACAAGGACATGAATGATGCTATTGCTGAGGCTCAAGATAAGGCTCAGTCCGCTCTTGATGATCGCAATGAAAAGATGCTTAAAGCGCATAAAGATTATGATGAAAAAGTTGCTGACCTTAATAAGCGTTTTAATGAGTCAATTGTGGCGGCTCAAAAAACTTATGATGAAAAAGTTTTTGACATTGAAAAAACTTACAGCAAGCGCAAGATTGAACTTGAAAAAGATTTGCAATCTAAACTTACTGACCTGCGGGAAAAGGCGGCTGTTAAATCTGCCGATTTAACTAAGGCCGCGGCTGATAAGCAGATTTCAATTATTCAACAATCAGTAGATCGCTTGCGTAATGCGTTTGCTTCTAAAACTGGTTTTAGTATTGCTGATGCTTTTGGCGGCGGGGCAAACGCAAAAGATGCTTTAGAGGCTTTGAAGAAATCTTTAGGAGCGGCCAAAGAATTACAGGCTAATGCGGCAACTCTTGCTGGTATGGGATACAGCCAAACCTTTATTGAAGAAGTTGTTAAGCAAGGCCCTGAAGCGGGTAATGCAATTGCTCAGGCTCTTAAAGAGGCTTCTCCTGAAGCAACCAAAGAACTTCAAAGTCTTTACATAGACATAGTAAACACTTCAGATCATGGTTTAGACGCTTTGGCTAAATCAATGAATGTTGGTGGCAAACTTGCTACTCAAGAATTGATGGACGCATACTCTCAGGTTGCAGTAGATCTCAAACAATCTTTGGCAACGGTAGATGCTGAATTGCAAGCAAGTTTGGCAGATGCTAACCAGGCTTATTCAGAAGCAATGACTGAAGCACAAATTACCCGTGATGAAGGATTAGCAGATGCTCTAAAAGCCTTCACAGAGGCTAAGGCAGAGGCACAAAAGAACCTTGATGAAGGACTTGCGGACGCGGCTAAAACCCTTCAGGAAGCGCTTGTAGAGGCTCAGAAGTCCTATGAGAGCGCCATTGATGAAATCAACAAATCTACTCAAAAGAAACTTGAAGATCTCAAGGCTAAGTTGATTGAGATTGCGGCGGCTATGGCGGCAATTAGTGCGGCTTCTGCGGCTAATGTTGTAAGCAACGCTCCTAAATACACACCAATTATTCCAAGCACAACACCTGGCGGCGGTAGCACTACAACTACTCCTCCAACCGTAACCAACATTAACAGCACATTTATTGCTCAACAAGTAGATCCCGCAGATGTTCACTTAGCAGTTATTAGCGCAACTAAATACGGGCAAGCAGTTACAATTCCATCTAAATCAGTTAATACAACAACTCTTGCTGGCATTATGGCGGCCAGTGGTACAACAGCCTCAACGCCAACGGCTATGTCTTTAAGTTCTGCATTAAGGGATAGATAATGACCACGCTAACGCAAGTTTATTCTTTTTCATTTAACGGCCAAACATTTGGTGGCGCTGGCTCTCCTTATCAAATTCAAAGCGTTGATGGCCTTGAGGCTCTGCCTGGTATCCGCAACCAAGATGATAACCGTGGCTACCATGACGGCATGTTTACTGGCCGTGACTTCTTAAACGGTAGAACTATCTCAATCATTTTTAATACTTTTGGCAACAACTTAGGATCTGCGCAAACAAATTACAACACAATCCAACGCACACTTTTGCCACAAACTTCAGGCACTACACCGCTTTATTTTAAGATGCCTAACATTCCTACATCTGAGCAGTTTATTCAGGCTCGCGTTCGCGCTTTGCGCACAACTGTAGATCCTAATTACACATACGGATACATTACATCTCAAGTTGATTTCTTCTGCCCTGATCCAAATTATTACAATAACAACTTGCAATCTTCTGTTATGGCTTATACCTCCGCATTGGGTCGCACTTACAACAAAACATTTAACTACACATACGGTGGCGGATCGGCCACTATTACAACTACAATCACAAACATTGGTTGGGCTACAACTTATCCAACCATCACAATTACAGGGCCAATCACTAACCCTATTGTTGGAGATTTAACTAGCGGCAATGCGCTTTATTTTACAGGCACATACAGCGCTTTAGATACTTTGGAAATTGACCTTTACAATCAGTTAATCACACTCAATGGCGCACCTGCCCGTAATCTTTTAATTACAGGAACTTGGTTTGATGCTCCACCTGGAAACTCACTTTATTATTTTACTGGCACTGGCACATTGGCAGGAACTACTCAGGCTACCGTTTCTTGGTATTCTGCGTACATCTAAGGGAGAATAAATGACACTACAAACGCCTCCATCATGGCTTCAAGCAGGCTCATACCCTGCTCAGTATGACCGCCTAACAGCGCAAGCGCTATGGGCTACTACTGGCATCATTGGTAGTTCATCTTTGGCTGTTACCGCTAACTCTCCTGCAGGTATGTCTGTACGCGTTGCTTCAGGGTGGGCCGCAATTGTTGGTACGACAACAAGCAACATGGGTGTGTACACAATTTTTAATGACGCTACAAGCGTTCTTACGATTACAACAGCCGATCCAACAAACCCACGCATTGATCTTGTGTGCGCAACAGTGCGAGATGCTTATTATTCAGGCGCAAACAATGATGTAATCTTTCAAGTAATTGCGGGAACTCCTGCGGGATCTCCTGTTGCACCTTCACTTCCTGCCAACTCAATTTCTCTTGCAACTGTTGCAGTAGGCGCGGCTGTTACTCAGATTAACTCAGGAAACATTACAGATACACGCGTAAATGTAACAACAAACATTCCTGAAACTGGTGACATTTCTGCGGTTATTGCAGGAGCAGGTTTAAGCGGTGGCGGTACAAGTGGTTCTGTAACTTTGAACGCAAGCGTTGCTACAAATGCACAGACAGGAACTACTTATACATTGGCTTTAGCCGATAATGGCAAACTTGTAACACTTGCTAATGCTTCATCTATTGCAGTAACAATTCCCACAAATGGTTCAGTAGCATTACCTGTAGGCGCTGTTATTATGTTAGCGGCTTATGGATCAGGCGCAGTAACGGTTTCAGGAGCAGGAGGCGTAACGGTGGTTTCAGGCGGAGCAACAGCGGCAAGCCCTGTAATTCGCGCTCAGTATTCATCAGTTGGTTGTATTCAAACTTCAGCAAATAACTGGTTAGTAGTAGGAGATTTAATTTAATGTCAATCATTGCAACCATCTCTAGTTCAGGCCCAGTAAAACCTGATGCTCCTACCATTGGAACAGCAACAGGTGGAAATGCAAGTGCATCAGTTACTTTTACTGCGCCTACTTTTACAGGGCGTAGGGCTATTACCACTTACACAGTTACATCATCACCTGGATCAATTACTGGAACAGGCGCATCATCACCAGTAACAGTTTCAGGATTAACAAACGGAACTGCATACACATTTACTGTAACTGCAACTAATGCGGCGGGATTAACTTCTGCGGCTTCTGCGGCTTCTAACAGCGTAACCCCTGTTGCTCCGTTTGCCGCAACTGGTGGAACGATTGTGGACTCAGGTGGATTTAGGTATCACACATTCCTTGCAAATGGAACATTCCAGGTAACATCAGGTTCAAAAAATGTTGAGGTTCTTTTGATTGCTGGTGGTGCATCAGGTGGAAGAAGTGACTTCTCTAACTATCAAGGTGCAGGTGGAGGTGGTGCAGGTGGAGTTCTATACACAGCATCACAAGCGGTATCAGTAAATAGTTATCCAATTGTAGTTGGTGCGGGTGGTTCAGGAAGAAGTTCGGCAGGATACGGCCCTAACGGTTTTGACTCAACATTTAATTCAACAACACTTGTTGCAGTAAAAGGTGGCGGTGGTGCTGCTGTTCAAACAGTAGGCGGCGCTCAGGGCGCATCAGGCGGTTCAGGTGGTGGCTCAACTAAGGCTCTTACTGCTAGCGGAACTGCGGGTCAAGGCAATGATGGTGGTCAAGGCGTTGCTTCAGCCTCGGACTCTGCTGGTGGCGGTGGTGGAGGCGCAGGTGGCGCTGGAATAGCCGCATCAAGTAAAACAAATGGGGGCAATGGAGGTTCTTCAACAAGCGCATACTCAACTTGGGCTTCTGCAACAGGCACAGGAGTAAGTGGGGCTTATGCAGGCGGTGGTGGTGGTCAAGGCGTTTTTTCAGTTGGTACAGGTGGCGGAGGGGGAGCAACTGGTGGAGTTAGTAATGGTAGTAGCAGTAACGCGACCGCTAATACTGGAAGTGGATCAGGTGGAGCAATGAGTAAATTTGGGGCGCCTACGACAGGCAATGGTGGTTCAGGTTTGTGCATTATTAGATACACACTTTAAGGAGAAACTATGAGTCATTGGGCAGAAATTGATGAGAACAACATTGTTGTTCGCGTAACAGTTGGTGACAATAACGATCCAAACGGTGATGAAGGTTATCAATGGTTAATAGATAATCTTGGTGGAACTTGGATTAAAACTTCCTACAACAACAACATTCGCAAAAGGTATGCAGGTAGTGGTTTTACTTATGACCCAGTTCTTGACATCTTTTTAGAACCAAAACCTTATCCATCTTGGACGGTAAGTGCAGAAAAACTTGATTGGGTTGCACCAGTTCCTAAACCTGACTCAGGATTTTGGAGTTGGAATGAAGAATTGTTAAGGTGGGAAGAACAAGAAAGATGAGAAAAAATTTAATTACTTGCGCTTTTCCAAGAAGCGGTCAAACCTTTCTTAACTATGCACTAAAACATCTCTATTATACAGATGAAGTTAATGTAAATTATCATTCTGTAAAGTCTTTGATAAACATAGAAAAACCCATTGTTGCATTACGCAACCCTTTAGATTGTATTACATCTTGGGCTGATAAAAATAATGACAATCTAATTGATGACATAAATCATTATCTGCGCTTTCACAATGCAGTTTTAGAAAACAAAGACAAATCAGTTGTTCTTGAATTTGATAAATTTACAGTTGATGGCAACTATGTTATTGATAAAATTAAAAAAGCCTTTGGTGTTGATCCTATTAACGCTTGGGATTTAGATGCTATTAAATCTTCTATGCTAGAACACGAAAAAGAACAAAACCTTCCTTTTGGCAACTATGACAACATCAATAGATTAAAACAAGAATTACAGTCCATGTTAGAGTTTGAGAAATGTGAAGAACTCTATGTTACGCTCAAATTATGATTATTCAAATAATTGGCTTGCCAGGATCGGGCAAAACCGCTCTTGCTACCGCCCTTGCTGACCGCATAAACGCAATTCATTTTAATGCAGATGAAGTACGGGCTGATTTAAATTCAGATTTAGGGTTTGCGCCTGAAG